ATAGACGTCGAAGTACCCAATTTTGTTAATAATAAAAGCTCCATCTCACCATCTCTTGTTCATGGCATTTTTCCTGTTGAACGCAAACCTGCTGAATTTAAAGAAAAAAAGAAGATGTTAGCGCTTTCTGTTGATTCTTTTACTGAAACACCCAATATAGATCTCAAACCAGTAGAATTTGCTCGCGATGTTATTATAGAAAAACTTAAACCAAATGGTAATTTTAAATTTAAGGGTTTGACTGAGCGTGAGCTCGTGCTTGGAAATGAACATCTCAATCGCATTGATCCAAAAACGTCCGCCGGTTTTGGATTTGATGGTGGAAAGAAGGAATGGCTTGATTATGATCACGGTATTATAAAGGAACCAATGAAACAAAGGGTACGTGATTTTGCAACACAGGTGATCAATGGTACATTCAAGTATGATGAGTATTACACAACAACTTTCAAGGATGAGTTGCGTAATGTTGATCATACGGGGAAAACCAAAGATCCACGAATTTTTCAAGCTGGTACTTTGTTATTGACTCTTTTATATCGCTTCTTTTTTGGTGAATTGATGATTCACACTTCTCAAAATCGACATCGTAATGGTATTATGGTAGGAATGAACCCTTTGTGTTCAGAATGGGACAAATTTGCAAAAAGTATACTACAACGCAGTCCTCGAAACATGTATGATGGAGATTTTAAGTGGTGGGATAAGAAAATGCACCCAATTTTACAACGAATGTTATCTCAAGCTTTCCGCATCATAATTCCTATTGAACAATTACGCTCAAGTTTTAATTTAATTTTTTCTATGAATTTAACAAAAGATCAATTTTCTTTAATATTCGAAGCCTGTTTAGAACTAATAATCTCTACACCCACTAGACTTTTAAATTGTATTTTTATAACGACTCACAATATGCCATCTGGAGTGGGGGTCACTGCATTTTATAATTCTTGTATCAATTTAATGGTTACTGCTTTTGTGTATTTTATTAGATCCCACGAATTAAATCATAAACCAACTATACGCGAATTCGTACAGGAAGTTGATGATTATGTTTATGGAGACGATACCATGAATGCTTTGAAAAATGACAAATACATTCGTGTCTTAAATGCCATTACTATGAAGGAATTTTTTGAGTCAGTGGGTATGACATTTACAACGTCAACAAAGAAGCCTATAACCCAGCCGTTTGAACCATTGGAAGATATTACATTTTTAAAGAGGTCCTTTAGGTTCCATAAGAAATTAGGAAGCATTGTTGGTCCACTTGATGTAAATACTTTATATAGTGGACTATCTTGGATTGATAATAC